ACAACTCCCGCAGAACCAACCCAATTTGCATTTGTAAACTCCTCCGAATAACTTATCAAATTCCACGGGCAAACCTCCACCAACCCCGCAGAATTTATGCGTGTTCCGTCGGATGCCCTGGTGAATGATAAATCGCCTGCACCACTTGTGGGTATTTGAGAATATATAACATCCTCTTTGTATCCGCTTGGTATTAAAACCAAACTCGCTTGTTCTAAAAGTGTACTCATTCTTGTGAATCTAAATTATCCAATTTGAAAATCATGCAGTCCACACCTTCGTAATAACCACCATCCGCAGTTACCCTATTTGTGTATTCCAACGCCAATACCGCCCCACCCGCTTGGGTGAAGGGAGTTACACCCATTGCAATACCTACAAACATTATTCGTTGTAAAGTACGATTGAACCCGATGTTAAGGTAATTGATGAAATGTAATTGCCATCAGCAACACAATGGAATGGGCCTGGCAACAATGTTGTGCTTGTCAATCCCATGATGGTCATCAATGAATTCCCGTTCTTATCCAAACAAGCCGATACAACGGCATTTGAATTAACAAAAAATCCACGGAATCTACCCGTTTTTGCGGTGGTATTGGCAACGGCTACACTTCCTGTGTAACCTGCGGTGAATGCTGATCCTGCGATACTCATATCTATAAAACGATTAAATTGTTACTTGTTAGGGGTTCGCTGTAATGGGGCCAATGCCTTGCGCCCACAATGTTCCGTCACAACACTTTTTGGAATATGTTAATTTTTCTTTGCATAAACATCCCCGTGTTCCACCTCCTTGTGGTGAACTCCGTGATGGGGTTTTCCAACCTTGTGCGGGTTGGGTTGTCTTATCGTAGTTTTGATTGGTCATCTTCGTGCTAATAAAAATAATAATAATCCCAATAATAATATGCCCAACCCAACGCCTACAATTTGCGGAACCTTGATCCGTTCTTTGTATTGAATCGTTGGGGGTAATTGAATGGTCTTGGTGAAACGGATTGTGTCGGCCTTGACAATTGTGTGAACTCTTATCACATCGTGGTTTCTGTAAACAATCGTTTTAACGCCATCTTTTTCAATTGTGATGGTATCAATCGTTTTGGTTGTAAAAGTGTCTGTAATGGTCACGGAATCGCGTACAAATAGCGTATCAATTGTATGAGTGCTTGTCGTGATTAAACTTGGATTTTTTTGAATGGCTTTTTTCAAATGCCATTGCGATGAACATCCTGTTGACATCACCAATATGATAATTGCCTTTGTGAACAAATCACATTTTACCCCCTTAACGATTTTCAACTGCGTTATGTAGGTGGTCAATTTCTTGACCTTGTCTTCCTTTGGTTTATATGTCTTTTTTACAAATTCCATGTAACGAAATTCGATGGGTTACTATTTGGGTATTCTCCCGCTTGTTGGTTGGCGGTGTATTCTGGATATCGTTGTGGGAAAAAGGATAGGTAATCAACGCAACGCCTTCTGTAAGTTTCGGCAATGTTTCTTTGTCTTTGGACAATGGTGTCCAATTCCTCCTTGCTTGGTAACTGTGTATTCTCGGGTGAATTACGAACGATACCCGCATTGGTTACCTCGTACCCGTGGAATAATAACAAATCACTCATTGCGTAATGGATTAACAAAGGTTGCAAATAGTGTGACACCAACAAAAGGTAAAATCCCGATAATGTGTTTGTTTCCACATCCGTCAATAACCTACGATACAAAACAGTACCGCACAATTCTTGCACTTGGATGTCCTGGGCTATTTTAATAAAAGGAGTTATTTTATCCACATCAAAATTCCCACTCAATTGGGTGTATTTGAATATGTCCTCCTTGGTGATTAATAATACATCATCGTTTGCGTACATCTTATTTGTTTTTTAATGAACCTTTGTTTGGCATATCAATTGGGCGTGTCGATGCCGTTTCCCATCCACTTGGTGAAAATGGAACACCCGCATTATTGGCACTCTTGTTTGATACTTCGTTGTAATTTTCTAAATCGCGATTCTCACCGCTTTCCCCTGGTTGCTTGGGTAAAAATTTACCTTTGATTTGCTTCCGTCTGAATGTCAATCGTTCCCATCGGTGATGGCAATTAACACCGCCCTTGTATTTCCAAATGGAATATGAGCTTTGACCGCTTGGTGCAAATTGTCCGTTTACCCCCGCATCCCCCATTGTCAAAATATCCTCACGGCGATAAATTACTCCCCCTTTGGATTCTTGAACCATTGAAGAACAAAACTGCCTTGAATTGTCGGCCACGATATTAGGGCCGTACCGATAACGGATTTTGTAAACCCCTTTATCATCACCACTTTTTTTATTGGGGTTTTCATACGCCATGTTAAATTTTAGTTCCTCATCCGCATCCGTAACTTCCGTCACATCAATAAGTTCCCACACCTCGTCGTTAATTATTTCCCCACGGGTTTTCAAATGTTCCAACCACGAATCTTCATCCGCGATGGTCATGTCACTTGATAAATCAATTTCCTTTAATTTGTTTTCCGCCCATCTGATTCCCGCATCACCGCCCCAACAATCCCACATCAATCCCCCACATCCTTCCGAATAGGGTACATCTTTGTTTTGTTCATGTCTGCGAAACGATGCCATCCTCGCGATGGTTTCACGGCTTATTGGTTCACCCTTTGCCAACTGATTGGCACGGGCTTTACCCACGGGTGTTCCGCAATCACCCCATCCGTTCTTTTCCGCCCACTCCAATGCTTTCTTGGCGTTGCTTCTTGCCCCTTCTGGGTAATCGGTGTACGATTCCGCTAAATCAATCTTTTTTTTTAATGATAACGATACACCCGTTTCTTCCTCGCGTGTTTCATCGTCAATTACATTACCCGTCAAATCCGTAAATTCAAGGGGTTGTAAGGTCTTGAAATACATATTAAGGTTGTAACCGTTGTGGTTCAATACTTTGGTAACGGCATCAATAACCAATCTTTGGAATGGGCGAATAACCACATTGTCAAACAAGATAGATGCCGACTTTAATTCATCCGCGTTATTGCCAAATCCCGTTCCGTCTTTAATACCTAAAAGCAACGGCGATACCACACGATGCGATATCATAACCTTTTGCATTGATTCAGAACTAAGAAATTGATATTGGTTGTGGGCATCACTTAATTGTACTGGTGTAATGTCCGCAGCCGAATCCTTGCCATCGTTCCAACTGATAATAAAACGACCCGCATTGGATGATCCACCAAACTTTGATTTGATTTGGGCTTCAACTGTGTCTTTAACCTCGGCGGGTGGTTGCCCATTGTTGAAGTTTATCAACATACTTGGCGCCAAACCATTCATGATGTTGTTGATGTGGAAATTGGATATCTCCGCTTCCAAGTTTGCATATTGCGTACCGCCTTGGTAGTCCACGGGTGCGAAGTAAAACGAACCCGTTGAATATGGTTTGATGGTTAGTATACATTCGTTTGAAGATTCGTCATAACCCCATGCCCGTATCTCGGTGGGTTGTGTTCCACGCTTGATATTGGCCCAATCTGGGTAATAATAATACTTTTCAATCTCGCCTTTATCGTTGCACTTGGCGGGGCGAAGGGTTTGTTGTGGGAAATGCTTGGCCTTTACATACTTTTTCTTGTCCTTTGACTTGACAAGTTGAAAAGATGCTTGTCCTAACATCTTCAAATCCATAATAACCGCCCGTAAATCATCGGCACTAAACATGGTTTTGAACTCAATATACCCTGGTAAGTTCCGCGATGTGCTTGTCACCTCCAATCCCTTGCCATAAATTTGGTCCGCAATGCCTTTGATACACGCATTATTGGTCGGTGAACCATGATACAAATCAATCAAATACTGATAATAATTGTTATCGTCACCATATTGCACCCAATCTTTGTTCTTTTGTTCAATGATTGATGGGGCGGTGTATGATTGTAATTGTATAAATTCTAAACTCATAATGTTATCCAATTAGGTGATACGGGCGTTGTTGCATCCCATTGTTTCCAAGTGTTATTAATGTTGGTCGTTCCCACAATCCAATACCCCAAATACTCCCACACCAAATTGTTTGCATTGAATACACGGATTAATATCTCATCCGTATTATTGGCCACTAAATTGATAGCGGTTAATGATGGCAAATTCATCGTGTAGAACGAATATAACTTGCTTGGGGTACTTGTGGCCGTCACCATCGTTTTGGTGGGCTTGTGCCACACCTCAATCGTTGATACACCCGTAAATTCCACAAAGGATGTGAAATTGATATTGGTGGATGCGTTATTGATGTGCATAGTTATAAAACGCGAAATACATTTTTTGTTATAAATGAAAAACCCCCACCGAATGGTGAGGGTTATCATGTAGCCCACCAATGCTATTGATGGGGTGGTTGGAAATATATTTAAACTGGCATTGTTGGTGTAATCACCAATGCGATACTTGCCGATGAATTGGCGTCGATGATTGCAGGTGGCAATTTCTCTTGG